CCTTTACCCACTCTGTCCCCCTCTCCTGTCTGATGTCTGAATCTGTTTATGCCAGAAAACAACAGGCACCCCGGAGGGTGCCTGTGTCATGACGGAATAAAATTTCTGAAACTCTTCACATTTCCGGCAATTGCCTGTAGCCGCAATAATGACGCTGCATTACTTTTTTGATGCCTGAAAAATAACTCCATAACGTTAATCTTCATCGTTCTCTCCCGCAGCTCCGCTAACTCTGCGGGATTTTTTTATTTTCATCCCCGCCCGATAACCACCACTTTCCCGTCTCCGCCCTCATCACGGGTGCTGATGTCCTGGGATATCCGTCGTGAACCAACCAGCATTTCACCGTAAGGCACCGGCATCGGGTTCCCCTGGGCAATCATGTTATCCAGCGAGGAAAAGTACGTGTTCTGTCTGCCGTTATCCGTGCTTTTGTACTCCGGTACTTTAGCCTTCGGGGCCAGCATCTGAGCCACACCACCCAGAATCATGCTGGCCCCCAGAGAAAACAGCATCGTGGTGGCAGAAAAACCACCGGCTGCCAGGGCTGAACCCCATAACGCCATTGATGCCCCGGCCGTGAAGAACGACCCCACGATGGCTGCCGCCCCCAGCACAATCTGCAGTCCGCCCTTTCCGGCCCCGGCCAGTCGCGGCACAATGTGGATGACCGTTCCCTCACCCAGCTGTTCGTGAAGACGGGCGTACACCGCCTCCGGTGCCGTGTCATCACCGGCAATACGTATCTGGTACCAGCCTTCGTTCATCTGACGGCGGAATCCCGGCATCTGCATCGACAGGGCACGGATGGCTTCCGCTGCCGTGTTCACATACAGGCTGAGGCGGCGGCCAAATCGTTGTAAATCCCCGTGAAGGCAGATACGTGCCAGTGGCGGTGACGCCAGGCTGAATGCGTTCGTCGTTGCCATTTTTTCGGAATACCTCTCCCGTTTACTCAGTTGTTCAGGCAGATGGTGAAGCAGTTCACCGTTGCCGCAGTATATGGCGGCATGATTGGCCACCGATGCGCCAAAGCAGCACAGCAGGATATCGCCCGCCAGTGCAGAGGACAGGGGCACCCGGTAAAAGCCTGTGACCGCCATATTGTCCAGGTAAAGGTTCTGACCGTTGCGCCACCAGTCATCCTCACGCTCAAAATCCGGCATATCAATTCCCGCCAGATGGTAGGCATCCCGGAACAGCGTGTAACAGTCCGTCACCCCGTGCTCAAAGCGCCGTCCTGTCAGATGTGGCACACAGCGGAATTTATGAATTTCCCCCCAGCAGACCAGCCACCAGGACAGTGCACTTTTTATCTGCAGCCGCCGGTCGGCCTCGCTCAGCCAGGGCAGACCACCGGGATGACTGTGGACCAGTGCCACAATCTCCCCCTGCATTTCTGCCCGCAGCCAGTCCTCCGGCGACATCCGGAAATAATCTTCCGGCTCACCGGAGATATTCACGCAGGGAAAATATCTTTCCCCTTCCGGCGTTCTCACCACGAAGCCGCACGACTCCGCTGGCGCACATCGCCGGGCGTGCGCCAATATATTGCTATAGAGCATGAGAACTCCTGATAAAAACCCAGCCGAAGCTGGGTCATTTCGTTGGCAATCTGTTAGTAGTGATGCGGTGAAGGAGGTAATTCTTTATTCTTAAGTCTCATCCATGCGGAAAGATTCGCTGGTCCGTCTGGCTCATTGATATCAACATCTCGTGTGTGATTAATTAAAACGTCTCTCGCCATTCCAATAACATACGAGAACTCATGACCGTAGTCGTAGCATCTGCCGGAATAGTTCGATTGAATTTGTTTTAGCGCCGGATACAGTTCGCGGAATAATGCCTGTGAGCGGTTGGCATAATCCCATAGCCATACAAGGCTGTTTGCTTCTTTTGCGGAAAGCTAGTTGGTGCTCTTCTCTTGTTTGCCAATGAATTCACCTTCAAGCACTACCCTGTGGATGTACTCTACGGCAAGCGGGATTTGTTCAATTGAAAGCTCATCAATGCTGTCAATACCAAAACGCTGATGAACCATATTGTATGCATCGTCATTGCGAAGTCCTTTCTTTCCTACCAGCATGTTTGCTGCATCGCGTAGCGGTGTTCTTTCCTCAACAGTGGTTTTCTTTCCTTTTACATACTCGCCATGTTTGCGAATTGAAGGCAGAACTTCTGCTGTTACCCACTTGCGGAATTTGTGCGGGACTGAACCTTTATTGACTGCATCGCGGCAGCGCAGAACCAATGTATACATACCTGATTCGCTCACAATGCTTAGATTCTGCTCACCACCAAGGGTGTAACTTAAAGTTACTCCCTTTTCATCGTCATCAAGTGCAGTAAGCGCCTTGCGTGAGTTAGTCAAAGCTAAAGCATCACAAACATCTTTAGCTACAAACCACGGCTCACCGCACTTGTTGATGACGCGGATTTCACTGTCGCCGAATTTGAAGATAGTGAAATCGTTTTGTGCCTTTGCTATACTTTTCATGTCAATATTTCCTAAGCCGATTTGTTGATAACGAAGCCCTGACTGTTACAGCAGTTGGGGCTTCAACTTTCTGCTCTATCAGTTATATCTTTCCCTTCGTACACTTCACCTATATTGCTAATGCTGGCAGAACATCCAAGATACTTGTATCTTATGATGTCAAACACGCAGTCACTACACAGCATCCGACCTGTTTCTTTAGAGTAAATGTATGTTTGATCAGCGTCTGATTCGCTAATGCCGCAAAAAACAACATTCTTTACTCATACCGTTATCCCCTCTCTCTTCAGGCTGTCCAGCAATCGCTTAATCACTTCCGAGTTAAACGACCGGCATTCTTCTTTGGCCTTTCCTGTAATCGCATCTTTTAGCGACTGAGGCATTCTCACCAAAATTCTGCTAACTTCTTTTTCCATATCGCCACCGCGTGAGTTATTATGAATCACAAACGTATCACTGTGACTATATCAAGTCAAAGTTTTTTTGAATACACTGTGATATCAATGTGATTATCACGGTGTAAGTATGACGAAGGTTAGAGACATAGCCCCATATAGCGTAAGAATGCCAGATAGCCTCAAGCGCGACCTGACCATAAGAGCATCGAAAAACGGACGCTCATTAAATTCAGAAATAGTTATGATCTTGCAAGCTGCTATTGATGAAGAAAAATCACCAAGATCAATAGAAGGTTTTGCTCAACAAGAATCTGAAAAATTCAGGGAGGCTCTTCTTAAGACTCTCAGCAGCATGTACGGCGAAGATAAAAAACCCACCTGATGGTGGGCATAATCCATTACTGCGAAAGTTTATTAATGGAAAGGAAACCGCCAAAATTAGCCACCATGCCGCGCATCTCACACCCGCGCATGCACTTGCTGCATCTGTCCTTACGGATATCCGTGGTGGGGTTGTCGAACTCATCCGCCACCGCAGGACCGTGATAACCGCATTCATCTCCCCGGTAATCCCACATACAGGTGTTCGCCAGCATGATGCGACCGGGAAACAGCGCTCCGTCCGTCTCCGTCGGTGTTGCCAGCACAAACGAGGCTGTCATGGCCGTCAGCTCTGACATCTGCTCCACCACCCAGCGGTCTCTCAGCTCCTGCTCCGGGTCCGCTTCCGGATTGCCCGCCACAAAATTCACCGCATCCAGAAAACGGGCATACACCCGGCGGCGGACCACCGTGGCCCCCACCAGGCTCTGCAGGTCCTCCGCCATCCCGGTGACCAGACCAAACAGATTGGACACCGTCAGCGACGGTCTGGCACTGCTGCCCTTCCCGTTCATCTCAAAACCGCTGCCGTCAATCGGGTATACCTGATATTGCCGCCCCTGCCAGGTGACCGCCTCCCCTTTTTCATTCAGCTCATTACAGAAAAAATACCGCTCACCGCCCTGCACCGTCAGGTCAATTTCCCAGAGCACCACCCGCGGTGACTGCTCTGATTTAACCGACTCGTTCAGACTTTCTTCGTGAATATCCTGCATCAGTTCACCACCTGCTTAAACTCGGCACTGAATTCAACCCGCAGCATGCGAACCCGTGATGACCAGGCGGCACAGGTCACCTTTATCTGCCGCCAGGCATAAGGCGGTGTCCACAGAAACGCCTTCCAGCCACCGTGCTCTGCCAGGAATGCCTCCAGATGTCGGGCCTCCTCCCGGGTCACGGAAAGCGTCACACGGTATGTTTTCAGGTCAGCATTCAGCCCCGCCGCCATACGCTGCGAATACCCGTCACCAAAACGCACTTCACGCACCGATGGCTGCGAGTTCACCTCCATATCCGGCTTCACTTTCCAGCGAAATGTTTTCATCGCCTGCCTCCGGAAAAGACGCCGCCATCACGCATCTGCGCCTGAATCTCATCCTGCGCCCCCTTGCGGGCCATGTCATACACCGCCTTCATCAGCTGCGGCCCCGCCTGTCCGTTGGAGCCGTCGTTCTGAATCACCACGTGATTGTTCTGATTAAAATTAATGCCTTCCGTCCGCCGCATCTGCGCCGAACTTCCGGCACCGCCCACATAACCACCTTCCGCATAGCCCCGCATCAGGCGGTACAGGTTGCCGACGCCAATCCGGCTGGTTGCTTCCTTCGTGAAGACAAACTCCCCGCGATGAACAATTCCCGCAGGTTCATATTTACCCCCCGTCCCCGTAAATCCCCCGGTCGCGAAATGGAAGTTCGCCGCCGCAGCCTGAATGGCCGTCCCCGTGGAGGCAGACGCACCACCACCGAAAGCACCGCCAATGGCGCTGCCGATACTCCCGACTATCCCCACCATCGCCTGCTTCAGAAAAATCTCTGTCAGCATGGAGAGCACAGAACGGGTGAAACCACGCCAGTTCTGTTCGCTGCCGGTCAGCATCGCTGCCATATTCTGTGCAATACCGTCAAAGGTCTGCGTGGCCACGCTTTTAACCTGCGAAAAACTGTCCGTCGCACTTTCTGCCCACTCGCCCCAGCCGGACTTCAGACCGGCCATCCAGCTTCCACGAAGCTGCTCCTCCGCAGACCAGGTGTTCTTCAGTGCAGATGTGGCCTTCGCCAGCGCATCCGGATTATCACCGTACACGTCACGAAGGCGCTGCTCTTCCGACTCCCGCTGCGCCTGACGGTCGGTGAGGCCCCGCGCCTGGGCACTGATTGCCGCCTGCTTCGCGCCCTGCTGCTGCTCAAACCGCGCAGCCTGCTGTGCCAGCTCATTCAGCCGTTTCTGGTGTTCAACTTTGTCTCCCAGCTCAGCCAGCTGGCGTTTGTACTCCAGCGTCTCTTTCTCATGGGTCAGCAGGGATTTTTCCTGCTCAGATAACTGCCGTTTCGTGGCTGCCTCTTTCAGGACCGCATACTGATTTTCCGCTTTCCATAAATCGCGACGCTGCTGGCTGATTTTCTCATTCGCACCGCTGTGTTTTTCCAGCGTCCGGAGCTCGGTTTCAAGCGCCAGCAGGGCAGCATGCGCCTGGTCTTCCTGACGCTCACCGGCTGACACTTTGACTCCTGACGACTTCGGCTTTTTCAGCGTCGATTCATAATCCTTTTTCGCCGCCGCCATCAGCGTGTTGTAATCCGCCTGCAGGATTTTCCCGTCTTTCAGGGCCTTATTCAGTTCTTCCTGACGGGCGGTATATTTCTCCAGCGGCGTCAGCAGACGCTCATACGCCTTCTGCGCCTCTCCGGTATACTTCAGCTGTGATGCGTCCCGTTCGGCCCGGTCCCTGGCGGCCAGTTCACCGGCTTTTTCCATATCCGACTGCAGCGTGGCCGCTGCCAGCCCCAGACGGGCATTTTCCCGGTCATTCCATGCGCCCTGAAGGTTGGCCCGGAAAGAGGCGGTTTTTCCCCGGCGCTGGCTCCGGCTCTGGTACCACTGCCATTTTTTATCCGCCTCATCAAATGCCTTCTGTGCACTGGCGAGCATATCCGCTGAGGACTCAGGACGACCGATATCCAGAATGGCATCCCACATCGATTTGAATGCCTTCCCGGTTTTATCCGCCCAGGTCTCCAGTGTCCCCATGTTTTCTTTCAGGCGACGGGTCTGCTCATCAAAGCCTTTCGTGGCGATATCGTTCGCCGCCTGTAAGGCCCCGGCCTCATCACCGGAACGCTGCAGCTGCGCAACATACGCAATCTGCTCTGCCGTCACGTTACGGAACTGGCGCGCCATCGCAATCAGCCCCGACGTAGGGTCGGTGGTCAGTTTTCCGAAAGCCTCTGCAACCTTGTCCACCTCCACACCGGATGCAGAAGCAAAACGCGCGACACTCTGGTTGATGGCATCAAACTGTTCACCACCACGCACACCGGCATTCACCAGGGCTGCCAGTGACTCTCTCGCCTGGTTAAACGTCAGCCCTGCTGCCTGCCCGGCTCTTGAGAGCGTCAGCATGCGATCGGCAGTCAGTCCGGACTGATTACCGGAAAGAACCAGGGTTTTATTAAACGCTGAAAGCGTGGAATCTCCCTGGTACCAGGCGTACACCAGCGCACCTGTCGCCACCGCCAGCGAGGTGACCCCGACCATCGGCAGGGTGATCGCACCGGCAAGCCCCCTGAACATGGGGATCATCCCGCCGAAGGAGTCCTTCACCTGACCGCCCTGTTGCAGCAGGATCAGCCAGGGATTCTGACCACCGGCAAGCTGCGTGGCGATATCCGTAAACTGTGCGGGCAGGGTTCGCATGGCCGCTTTATACTGCCCGACGGAAATCCCGGCTTTTTGTGCAGCCAGCGCCTGGCGGCTCAGGCCCTGTTCAACAGCACTGGCGGTTTTTCTGACGTCGGTATCCAGACCTGAAAAATGACGCCTTACCCGGCTCATCTGCTCATCGAAACGGACAGCATCCAGACTCAGGTCAATAACAAGATCACCAACCGGCTGGGACATATCTCACACCTCCCGGAATCCCCGCTGAAGCCATCATTAATGCGGCATCATCCACCATGACATCCGCCACATCCGCAGACGATAAAATATCGCGCCCTCCGTCCCCACCGAACCGGACGCCTCCGGCAAGTCCTGCCGCTTTCTGCATCAGCATTTTGTCCTCATCCGGCCTCTCCACCTGCTCTTCCTCATGCCGGGGGACAAGCAGACTGAAATCAGAGGGATGCATATCCGGATCGCAAAAAAACAGGCTGAGTACAGCGTACGTCAGCCCGGAAAAATGCATATCCAGCTGGGTATCCTGAAAATAATGCGTGCGGTAAAAACGGTGCCAGTCGGCATATTCGGTGGATGTCATCCCGGCAAGCATGGCGCGCCAGTCGGGTCTCCCCATCTCACGCGCCAGTCTGAGGGCAAAGTTCAGCTCGCCGTCGAAGACTTTCCCGCAGAAAAATCATCATCAGTCAGCGTGTTATTTTTCGCCACTTCAGTAATATCAGTATCCGGACGAACAGCCCCGCTCATCCCGGACAGGCACAACACCACGTCTTCCGCCCGGGCAATGGCATCGGCAGGCCAGGTGGTGAGCACTTCCTGCTCTATCTTCATCACGGCCTCATTCATTGACGGTGACTGCGTTTTCTGTGGATGGTTATGCCACAGGGACATCGCCACCAGAAACGCGCCGGTTCTGACGAGATCTTCCACGCTTACCTGCAGGTTGCCGCTGGATTCTGCCTGTTCTGCACGCCGTTTCAGGAGGGCAAGATGCTCGATACGCTGCAGCGCAGACAATTCGGAAAGCGTGACAGACACACCGTTATATTCAAATTGTTCTGTTTTCAGAAACATGTATGACCTCCGTTTACCCTGCAGCGCCCGCTTCAGTAACGGTGACTTCAGCCACTGCGGCGAACTGACCATTTCCGCTCACCACAGGGATCTGCACCTTACCTGTCGCCACGCCGTTTACCGTAATTGTCATATCTTTCACACTAATGGTGGCTTTCGACGGATCGGCGGAAACCGCTCTGAACGTCTTGTCTGTTGCACTTTCCGGCTCAAAAGAAACCGTCAGGGTGGTTGTTTTCCCTTTTGCCACCGTACCGGATGTCGGCGTCACCTTAATCGCACTGACCGGCGTAATTTTGCTGCGTTCTTCCGCTACAGAAGGTTTACCCACGTTAGTGACTTTCACCGTGCGGGTGATCACTTCTTTCGCCGTCACGGCCTTACCGATACTGCTGACCCAGCCACGAAACACATCCACCGTGCCATTCGGAAAACGGATTTTATAGGCCCGGACATCGCCGCTTTCAAACCAGCCTATAAGCCCTTTCTGGCCTTCCTCTCCCGGTTTCCAGGCCAGCGTAAAACTGGTATCACCTGCAGATTTCTGCCCCTGCCCGGTCGCGGTCCAGTCCGCGTCTTCATCATCCAGGTAGTTATCATCGTAGGATTCTGCCGTCATCTC